GAGATATTGCCTTTGCGGTTAGGAGCCTGCGCCATTAGCGTAGGAGCATTGTTACCAGAGGTATATCCGCTCATTTTTTACCTTTCGGTTGTTTAGCTTTACGCTGAACTGAGTATGCAATAGCAAGCGCCTGTTTCTGAGGCTTGCCAGATTTCATCTCGGTCTTGACGTTTGACTTAAAAGCCTTTTCAGACTTGCCTTGTTTCAGGGGCATATATTACACCTTCTTCAGTGCAGTTAGGAAATCAGCTAAAGCCTCGTCAGCATTAACTTCCTCTTCCTTTTGAATCACGTTATTTACGTGGTCAATAGAAATAATAGGTGCCCGAGACGATTCAAATGTAGCAATTTTCTCAGCAATGCGCGACTTTTCTTTAATGTCTAGCTCATCAGACTGCATCGCCTCAATCAGGATCTCCATAGCAGTCTTCAATGGCGGCAGATTCTTATCCGCACGCTCATCATTAAGTCTATTAAACAAGGCGCCATATTCTGTGACCCGGTTAACAGCAGGAGGCCGCCCAGGAGTCCTCTTGCCGGTCGCCAGATCAAGCGCCTTCTTTGCCGCCTTCTTTACTGTTTCGTCCATGAATTAACTCCACGCCTTTGTCTGTCCTAATCCAAGCATATGACCCATGCACAGCAAACCCACGCTTCTTGTGAATCCGCATAAACGCATCATAGTCACCACGAATACTGCATGAACATACTACAGGAACCTTCCATACATTAGCCCACAGTATGTGCTGATCAATCATTTCGTTGATCAACCTAACCCGCGTCTTAGCAGGTAGGTCCATGTCTACATGATGGAACTTAGCATTGCTGATCTCCTCTGTCGAGTACGTTGCATACCCGCCCCGATCAAACCAGCAGTGCCCCAGCAGCTTTCCCTGGCCCTGCTTCTCATGTATCCCACGCCCCGTCTCTTCATACGGCGGCTCATCCCTACATACCGCAATAAACTCCCGGCCCTTGTCATACAGCTGATTAGTAGTCGCCACCATCAACTGATGCTCAAACACCCGAGGCTCAGTAGTCAAAATCCCCTCAACCTCAGCCTCAAAGTGCCCCCTAGCCATCGCCACTATGTCCCCAACGTCATACAGCGGATGCGCCAACGTCCAATACATATCTATTCCTCCAAGTGCCATCAGTATATAACCAAAAACTTTTCGAGCAAAAAAAATTATTGGGAAACACGATAAAGGAAAGGGGGGAGAGGGGTATTAAACCAAAAGGTGTGGATTAAATTTTGGGATTGGGGTACCGGGCCCCCCTCTTCTCCCCCAGGCGCAGGGGTACCCCCCCTCCCGATCCCACCAGGGAAAAGCAAGCATGGCCAGCGATTTTGTTGGGGGGGGGGATGTCTGGGGGGGGTGTTACTGACTCGCCGGTCAGTAAAACGCGGGCTACTGACTAACGGGTCATTAGGGGGCCCGATGATTCGAAGCTTTTTTGGAAAATGCCGATAGGTTTATGTCGGTTGCTTTCCCCTTTGTGTCTCTCTCTACTCTCTCCATGTATCCCTTATCTATGAGATGTCCATCCATGTCGGGGGTTTAGGGTTTTCTTTTTATTGTGCGCGCGGAATATGGCAGAGATAGTAGAGCCATTAATACATGCCAATAGTGACCCATTCCAGGCCCCTATATGCTCTTGTCCCTTTGTGTCTCACCTATCCCTTTACTCTCTATTTGATGAGGTTCTAGGGTTGTTTTAGGCCAGGAATGAAGGGGTTTTTCTTTCCCTTTTCCATCCCTTGATAAAAAGCCCGAAAAAATCAAGTTAGCACCTAATCGGGGATTTATCACGCACGCCAGGAGCTACCGAGCCCCCCGATCTGGCCACTCTCTACCCTTCGATCTGGCCACTCCATCACCCGATCACCCAGGATCGACGCCCCCACGGATCACCCGCTGATGAGCCAAAGTGCCGATAGGTTTAATCAATGAAAGTACTCACTCACATCAACATAATTGCCTTGCATCTTGGTTTAATGAACATACAATTCAGAGCATCAACAACCGAAAGGAGCTCCCGTGACCCTCATCAAAACCCTTGGGGCCGCTGCCCTGTACCGCAAGGAATCGTTCAACCATCGCACCACGCCATTGATCGAGTGGATCGTAAAGGTCGGCGATCAAACCATCCGCGAATGCAACACCCGCAGGGAGGCCCTGCAATGGCTGGAGATGTACGCATGAACAACCGAGACACCCCTGCAGCGCTGATCGTTGCTGCCATCCTGGCGATTCCCTTCGTCATCTATTTTTGGACCATGACCCCCTAAAGGAGAGAAACCATGTATCAATCTATCGACATTAAGGTTTTTGATATCCCCATGACAGTCCAGTGTGAGTATGACCCGGGCGAACCTATGGTCTGGGCGGGCCCCCAGGCAGGCCCTGGATACGCGCCCGCAGCCGTGATCGAGCAGGTGTTCATTGGCGGGATTAACGTCTATGACATGCTCAACGATAAGCAGCTGGAGCGAATCGAAGAAGCAGTTATTCGAGCAATTGAAGAGTAAGTTATTTATTGCAAAGCATAGGAAACATCATGCGAATCATCCCCATTACCAAGGCTCAAGCCACTAGCGTATGCGGTACTCTGACCCAAACGTCAAAAATGCCCTGCAAGTCCGTTTCCCTGCCTACTGAGGCATGCCAGACGGGTTTCCGCATGTCCAAGATCGCAGGGTCAATCTGTGCGTCTTGCTATGCAGATAAGGGGTTCTACGCCATGTACGCCAACACTATCAAACCCGCCCAATTCGCCCGATGGGATGCGGTGATGCAAGCTATGGAAAGCGAAGAATACGCGCAGCTATGGGTTGACAGCATGGTGACCCTGATCGGTTCCGATCCGTACTTTCGCTGGCACGATTCGGGGGACTTGCAGGGCGTGATTCACTTGCAACTAATCGCCCGCGTTGCAGAGAAAACGCCCCATTGCCAGCACTGGCTGCCGACGCGCGAATACGGAACAGTAAAAGAATACATACAAGCATTCGGGGCTATCCCGAAAAACCTCACGATTCGCTTGTCTGCAATGTATCCCGACGAACCAGTGCGTATCCCTGCCTCACTGGCGGGTGTTCCCGGCATCACTGCTAGCAATGTTCACAGTACCGGCCCGGTAGTCGGCGAAGCATGCAAAGCCCCCGAGCAGGGGGGAGAGTGTCGCGATTGTCGCGCATGCTGGACCGATGCTGTCGTGTCCTACAAGCTGCACTGAGTCGCGCCCCTGGTGTCTCGCGAGTCGGGACACTGTGGGCGCGATTTTGCGTCTGCATTGCATAGGATCAACATGGATCAATTGAACTATTCCGAGGCGCAGCGCCAGCGCATGCGTGCGTCTTCCCTGGTTCTGTTCGTGGGCTTGCGTCACGCCCTGGACCTACTAGGCGAACCCGCTGATCAGTACCAGAAGCAGAACATAGATTTTTTGCGTGCAACTATTGAATCGATACTCCATGACGAAAAAGCCTAACCCGCCCGCATGGTGGCCTTTTCGCGTCACTGACCCGAATATCCTGAAAACCCTTCGCGCGGCCGATAGGGAAAAGAAGCAAAACCCCAGCAAGTACTACCCGCCCGCAACACTATGAATAAACCCATACCCGCAGGGGCTATAGGCGTGTCTGTCATGGATGCCCGCATGGCCCCTAGAATGTTTCGCTTGTTGGACTGGCCCCAGCATATGGGAATCGCCTACTTCGAACCCCTAGACAACCCTGGCGCGGTAGTTCCATTCCCTATCAGGGACTTTTGGGTGCTAGTCGATTCCCTGCCCTGAACCCTATTTAGCCCGGACATAATCCGGGTTATTTATTTACATAATTGCGAAGTGAGCGCTAACTTACTTTCCGGCGAAGTGAGCGCTAACTTACATGCAAGCGAAGTGAGTGCTCACTTAGGGGTGTTTTTGGGTGTTTTTTAGGTATTTTTGACTCCCCCCTACGTCAAAAAAAATACCCCCCCCCTGTTTTTTTAGACAAAAAAAGAGCGCACTATGGCGCTCAAATTCCAACCAAGGAACAGGAGTACTTACTTCAGGAAGGTCAACTTGTAGATCGTACTATTAACTAAAGCCTGGATTTCGTCAATCTGATTTTGAATCTCAGTATCTCGCGGCAACTCCATGCGAGTCTCTTGCACATAGTCACTGATCGATTCTAGTTCTTCAAGCGCTGTGTCTTGCGGCGGCACATACTCATCCGAGTACTCCAGCAGCGTCATGTACTTACCCTGCATAGACTCTGCCAGCCCATCGACTAGCTCCTCCAGCGCAGGATAGAAAGCACCTAGGGCTTGGTGCTCCGAGTAGCTACGACTGCGTAGGTGTAGCAGGTGGGTGTTGGTTACTGCGTGCAGCATCATCAGCACGAACTCAGCCATTTTGTTCATTTAAGCTCCTCAAGTAATCCAGCGCCCGACGGGCAGCATCTACCTTCCAGGGATACAGGCATAGATTATCCGCTATCGACTGCCAATGTTCTAGTTGTCTCTCAAATGCTAGATTCCAGGCCGCTACAGCATCATCGTAGTTAACCTTACCCTGGTCCAGCATGGCATGGCATCGATGGCAGGCCCACACACTGAAGCAATCGTCTGCCTTGATACTCTTACCCTTCCCATGCACCGCCTGATTGCTGTGCGCTGCAACAGTAGTTGACCCCTCACTACCTAAACACCTATCGTGGATTTGCAGTAAGCAAACCTCACCCTTGGCAAGCTTAAGTAAGTCAGGGTCTCTATACATTAAGTCAATCGCATCTCGGCGCGGTTATTAAATTGTTGGGTTTTCCATACCTCAACCTTTAGTTTAGCCGCCTCTAGCATGTATTTCAAATATTCTTCCTGCTCAATAGCAGTCCGCAGGGCATCTAGTTGGGCTTTGTAGTCAGCATGGCTATACGCATAGATCTCCTTTGCGCCTAGCGTTCCTGTCTCCTCGCCCATTAGATTTGCTTTGACAGTCTTTAGATAGTTCTCTATGTATATGCGAGTTGCTTTTGCTTCCGCATATTTACTAGCGTTACTCTGGATATACAGTATCGCTTTGCTCGGATCGATCTCTTCCATTTTCACTCCTTTGCATTCTGTCCCAAGTTAATACCAACTCCATAGTGCTATCTATTTTGTTGGCCTTCTTAATACGACATACGATCATCTGCACACTAGATTGCTTAATATTTAAATCCACTGCCGCCAACTTAATTTGACCCGTGCGGCAAATAGCATTTAATACCCTTGATTGTCCTGGCGTTACTTTAATTGTCATAAGTGCTCATTAATTAATGCCTGTATACCCTTAGATAAGTTACCCTGGCCCATCTCTTCTAGCATCTTGCGCTGAATAGGATTGAGGTCTAACTTAATCCTCTCTTCCTCTGGCTTGGGAGGTCTAGGAGGGGGCTTAAAACCCTTTGGGCGACCCGCTCCTGCTCTCTTGCCACCCCACCCACTAGGCTGCTTTACGAACGTCTCTGAGAGCTTAAATCCCATAGGAGTCCCTACGCCTCCACTCAGCTAGTAGCAGTGCCTCTGCCCGCCCATTATGTTTCTTTAGACGCAGATTAGCTTGCGGCCATAACTGCCTAGCCATATCTAAAGACATATTCTTGTCGCTAGATAATCCAAGGGCTTTCTTCCATCCTGTGGGGCTTATAAAGAAAGTCTCGCCTTCTAACCTTTCGGCTACTGCCATAGCGCCACCGAAAGCTACCCCAAACTTAAAGGTGCTACTTACACCCTGCCCAGGCATAGCATGTACGTCCTCGACGACTACTTCTATGTAATCAAGGGGTTTGGCGCACTGCAATACAGCATCGATAACCGGCTGGACAAGAATCCTCTTGCCGTCATTAGGCAGATCACCGCAGCCTAAGTACTTACCACTGTGGTCTATGACTGCCCAGGCTCCTGAGAATCCTGGGTCAATTCCGCAGATATACATCGCCAGTCCCCATCTTTGCCCCGGTTACCGAGACGCCATTGTTTAATAACATCTACTCTCAGATTGGATTGTGGGTGCTTTTGCTCAAATCCGTCAATAAAACTATACGCCTTGGTCTGGCTTTCTTTTCGCATCTTTAGAACCGCCCTTACTAGGCATCGGTACATATGTGTCTCTAGAGATGATGTCGCTGTCCCTATCGTCTTCATCAAGGTCACCCGTCATTCTTAGGGCCTCGTTTATAAGCGAAGGGTGGGCTAGGTAGCCATGACGGACTCGGTCTAGTAGTTCACATGCCTCGTGGTAGTTCATGTGTTCTTCTCCTTGAGCTTGGCTTCGATGGCGCGGACAAAGCGAACGTCCTCTTCGGACTCGCACATCACCATGTCTTCATCCGTCAATCCAACCCACTCGCGGCGCGGCGGGGTGGTGTAGAGAGGCTGCTGGGCAGACTCTTGCGGAATGTCCCGGTGTCCAGCCATTGCCACGCCACCGGCTCCTGCTCCGGCTGCGCCGTCAATGCTGCTCTGACGCGCTCCGCTTCTTCTCGGCTATCGCACTGGATGCACACATCCCACTTGCGCTCCCACTTGATGCCACCAAGCGACACCTTCTCGTCGGCTGCTTGTTCGTACTGCGTAATGCGAATTTTGGATTCGTTCATGTCAGTCCATCCCTAATGGTGACACATGGTCTTGTGGATACATCCGATCAACATCGTCATGGAAATTGTGAATGGCTTGATATGCGCTGTTCCACCATTTGCTGGTAGCAGATGTGTCGTGGCACTCAAGCAGCACTCCCTCTAACTCCAGAGCAAGACGTTTCGCGTGGCTAGCAATAACCTCATCGGCACTTGGCTGCGCCAATTGTTTGCGCAAGGCAGCAGCTGCATCCGAGGCTATTCTGTGAGGATAAATACGACCGCCAGTTTTGGTTGTGAAGTTTGTTGCTGGATGTTCTCCCTTAGCCAACAACTCCAATGCTTTCAGCGCCTGCTGCATCAGTTCGCGGTCAGTCATGTGTTCTTCTCCTTTACTTTGCGTTCAATCAGTGCGCCGAAAAAAACCCAATCAGCACTCATGCAACCGCAGTCGATAGCGATTTGCTCGTGCTCCTCATTGCTCAGACTCTTCCAGGGCCGGCGAATGGGTTTGGTGTACAGCGGCACGTTGTACTCGCCCTCATTCCAGGCATGCTCTTCAGGCGTAATGATGTCGATGATCTGCCCAGATGGACCTTCATAGCCCCAAGCGACAGGCACGGCAGCACCGCTATTGGACGCGCCATCGTCATCCTGCGCGAGTCGATCAGAGAGCATTGCTTCTAGTTGATCGCAGGCCACCAGGGCTCGGGGTTCGTTATTGAGCAGGTTGTACATCTGCTGGAACAATTCTCTATCAGTCATTGCTTTCTCCTTCTGCTTTCGGGCCTAGGGCAATGGGGTGGTGGCACGACTACGCACCACACAGCAGAGACCCGGTTACCCTTTTTAATCCATCGATCGATATACGCATCTGGCATCCGATGCACCATCCGATGCACATGGGTGTTGTCGGTTACTACAGTTTCTGCAATCTGGGCAACCGTCATGCCGTCGCTGGCGCGTAGAAGCTCTCGCACCTGTTTTAATTTAGTGCCCATAGCTCACCGCAAACCAAACAACTGCCCATGCTGCTGCAACCACCGCCCAGAAGCGAATGTTAGGCCACAGGTCTTCAATCTCTGCCAGCATCATCACAAATGGCAGCGTGACCAGCAGCAGAACAGCGGTGGCTAACAGAAAGATGATGATTGCTAGGGTCATTTCAGGCACTCCCAATACTTTCTGTTCCACACTGCTATGCCGTTAACTTTGGCGCAGGCTTCTTTGAATTCACGTTCGATGCGTTCGTTCTCGCCGTAGTCCGCTCCGAGCAGTGCAAAGAATCCGCAGACTAAGGTAGACAGCAGGAACATGGAGAGTGGCAACCGGGTCATTCCTTCTCTCCTCTTGCGCGGATGGCGGCGGCGCACTCCCGAACCCCGTACAAGTTAGGCCGCTCCATCTCATCGCACAACTTCGCACACGCTTCGCGCTCTGCTGCAACAGCGGCCCGCAGTTCTTCATCGTCGCGAATTTCGCGAAATGTCACTCGGGTATCCATCATCTGCCACTGACAGGTGCAGCCTTGCAAGATGCTGTTGTGAAACCCTCTGACCAATCCACAATTTGGGCAGTTGTTCATTTCTTCTCCCCTCTCGCGCGGATGTGGTACGCGCAGTTGTTGCAGGCGTTGTCCCAGTCTCCTTCAGAGTCGTCATCGGCGTTTTCCTCGCAAACCCTCGCACACGCCTCGCGCTCGGCTGCGGCGACAAGGGCGGCGAAGCGCTCAATCTCTTTCGGAAAGCCTACCTTGTACCAAAGGCCAGAATCTCGCGCCATACGGACAATCTCTTCATTGCTTTGCATTGAATGTCTCCTTACCGGGTTGTCGGATTCGTCATCCTGTTGGTCCAGCATCTGGCGCACAACCACTTTTGAGCGTTCATCTGCACGCCACCCTCCGGGGCCCTTTTTTCTTTGCACTTAGCGCAGTCTTTGAACTGATGCGCGTTTTGATCTTTGATCTTTGTAGCTGATAGATACAACCTGTTTTGCACGAAGCTCATTACTACTCTCTTTCTTTCTTCTCTATAGGTGCTCTTTGGTGAATGTCTGAGCAAAGCACAGCCTTACCGTCGTCATAACGAACAGTTCGCTCTGTGCTCTTCGGAGCCATGCCCTCGCATCGCACTACCCCAGACTTGTTTCAACCGCCCGGCTCTAGGGATTCGCCCACCGCCCCCGCTCTGGCTTGCTCGTGTAACGGGGTTCCTGTGATAGCCACCACCGACGTACCGCATGGCATCAGGGCTATCGCGTAGGCAACAAAAAAGCGGCTTGAGGAGGTGCCCGGTAGTGGAACCCCAATTGGGGCCAGGCACTTTCTCAAACCGCTTCATCTGCTGTCCACTACGACAACGGCGTCAATTCTCTACACAACCGCTAGGCTGTCAAGGGGGTGCGGCGCAATTCTTGAAGTTTTTTTCGAATGTGTTCCGGCATAGGCACCACCTTCTTTGCATGCTGTTCCATTCTTACAACAGCCGGGTCTTTCACCGGCGTGTCTGCTACTACCTGAGGCATCTCTGCACCATCCCACCGGGCCTGATTGATGTACACCAGGGGGGCAGGAATGAAGTGCCCGCCATCCTTTTTCCACGCCTCTTGACCCTTCATCCACATCACGTGTTTAATGATCTGGTCGGCGTGTTTGTCTAGGTTCTTAGACTTCCACTTTGCCTCGCATACGGACCGGCTGGCCTTGCGAAAGTGCTTAGGCCAGACTTCCCAGAATTGCTCAAATTTGGTCATTCGTGCCCCCACTGGTAATCGCAGTCGTTGCAGGATTGATAGGTCGTCTCGATCCCGGTGTACAGGATATGCTGCGGCACGTAGTCGTGGCTACCGCAATTTGGGCATCCAGGCTTCTCAGCGAACTCAATCGCCTTGCCTAGCGCCACTTGGACCTCCAAGGCACTCGGGCCATCACCCTCCCGGTAAAACCAGTTGTGGGCCATTTTCGCGGCTTCTAGAAGCTCTTGTTCCACTGGTGTTCGCATCTCTTGCACTCCTTTACAGTTTGACCATTAACCTCGCGTGTCTCAAACTCAAAACTAGCGCAGGCGGGGCAGGATTCCTTGGCAAAGATCTCATCCCAGCGACGAGCGTATTCCTCGTTTGAGACGAAAAATGGACGAGGTGCGCTGCCCTTGCTCATACGTTGCCCGTCCTAGCAATCTTGCCCATCAGGCCGACAGCAGCAAACTCTTCAGTGTTCATGCTTTTCATCACTTCCATGACCTTGTCTTCGTAGAACAAGAAGAGGAACTGAGCAGTCATTGCAGCCTGATAGTTGCCGCCGCGTACCGCCGACCACATCTCAATCAGGGCGTTGTCTGCGCTGTTGCCAGCCATCAAAAAATCTAGAGCTTTTTCCATTGCTTTCTCCTTCAGAACCAGTCAGGTTTAATAAGCATCAACTGCTTGACGCGCTTGGCCGGGATCTTCCCGGTCTTTTTCCACTTGTACGTGGCCGGGGCGCTGATCTTTAGCAGCTTCGCAGCCTCGTACAGACTGCACTTCTTCATCAATTCTTCCAACGTCATCGGTCTTCCTTTCGTGAATGACGGTTTATTGTCGCCACTCTCGCGGTTGATGCCAATTGATTTTCTCTATTAAACTTAAACTTCTGATGAGGATAAAGTTGTTGAACTACACACAGGGCGGGGCTACATTTACTGCCGTGCCATGTCGGCACTCAGGAGCAAAGCAATGAAATTTATATGGAACTGGCTCTCAGGCAACACCTACACGCAGACAGCTGACACCCTGGTGTCGGAGACTGGGGAGGTCTTTAACAGGACCCCTAGCGGCTACGTGTCTCAGGACGGTGTGTTTATTGAACGGATGAACGATCAGTTCGTCAACACGCAGACCGGGCAGTGGTCTAGCACCTCGGATGTGTTTAGCAAGGGGGGCTTTTGATGAAACCGTCCTACTTCGTAACACCGCGCAGCATGAACGAGTGTGTCTGGCTGTACGACTGTGACCCCATCGAAAAACATGAGGGCACCCCTGACAAGCATTGGATTGTCGTAGGTGCATTTTTCGCAGTTCTTCTGAGCGGCCTTGTTGCTGTCATCACCGTATGAATCAGGAATACTACGAAACCGTCATGATGGAAGAGCAGTTCATGGACTGCTGGACCCGTGAGTACCTGCATGCTCATGGAGAAGACTTCTACAGGGTAGACGGCACAACAGCACGACTGCGCGACATGCCACTGTCTATTCAACGCAGCATTGTCAATAGCGAGTACGACAAGGTATATCACCCATGAGCATCGAACAACTTCTCAAGACCAACGTCAACGAACACGTTGAGAAGAAAAACAATCTGTCCTATCTGTCCTGGGCGTGGGCCTGGGCAGAGGCACTCAAAGCCGATCCTACTGCGACATTCAAGGTCGAGATGTTCGACGGCAAGTGCTACATGGAGATCAACGGCACCTGCATGGTATGGGTCACCGTCACCATGTTTGGCAAGCCTATGACCTGCCAGCTTCCCGTGATGGACTACAAGAACAAGGCCATCCCCAACCCGGATGCCTTCGCGGTCAACACGGCCATCATGCGCTGCATGACCAAGTCGCTGTCACTGCACGGATTGGGTCTGTATATCTATGCCGGAGAAGACCTGCCAGAGATCGATTCGGGACTGATTGAGAAGATCGTAGAGGCTATCCGTCAACACTACGCAGCAGACGACCATGCCGGCATGTACGGAGAGTGGGAGTCGATCACAGACAATGAGATTCGTCTGCGTGTGTGGGAACAACTCAAGCCTGATTCCAAGATCCGCAGCGCTATCAAGGCGTACAAAGATCAACTGGAAAAGAAAGAATGAACTACGACCTGATCAGCAATGTCAAGGTCGGCGGTGTCAACATGAAAGACTTCCCTGATTTCGTAGATTCATATATTGAGTCTGCTGACTATGACGGTAAGCCTATGACAGAAGAGCAGCTTGATGAGCTAAATAAAGATGTGGATTTCGTTTGGAACGCGGTCCACGCCAGCATTTTTTAAGGAGTGAAAATGGAAGTAACAGTAGTCTGGAAAGACGGTAAATATCCCTCGTTCAACCTGGGCCTCGCTACCAAAGCAGGTGCAGATCCCTTCATGGAGATCAAAGGTTGCAAACTAATTGACGGGCAAAAAGGAGTGTTTGTCTCCTACCCATCTCGCAAGCAAGAAGACGGCAAGTATTGGAACCATGTGTGGGCCTCGGATGCCTTCAACAAAGTGGTCATCCAAAAAGCCCAAGAGGCCAGCAAACCCAAGAGTAAGTCTCTAGAAGACATGGAAAACGATATTCCGTTCTAATCTTGCATAACTTAAAGGAAATGAAATGAAAAAACTCATCGTTATCTACGTGCTACTGTTCGCTGGTGTAGCTTCTGCCGCCTGCCCTGTCTACGCACCGTATCGCTGCGTTCAAGGTGGTAACGGTAAGATGATCTGCGGCTGCGGGATCTAACGTTATACGGGGCGAATTTCCGGGCTGTCGGAGCGGCCTTCTTGTTGTTCAGGCCAAAAGTGAGAGCAGGGGTTCAGCGCCTGCCGCCCCACCCATATACAAAATTAAATGACCACTTACGCATACCTTGAAAGCGAGATCGTGCGTTGGGCTGAGAATCGCAGGATCATCCCCAACAGCACACCGCAAGCTCAACTTCTCAAAGCATTTAGCGAGATGGGTGAACTAGCTGATGCCACCATTAAAGGCAATCAGGAAGAAATCATCGATGGTGTAGGAGACGTTATGGTCTGCCTAATCATCTATTGCGCTTTAAAAGACATCAATCTCGTGGAGTGCATGGAAGCCGCCTACGATGCAATTAAGCACCGTAAAGGCACACTCAATGCTAACGGGGTATTCGTTAAAGAAGGTTAACGGAACTGCGGGGGGTTAACAAATCCCCTGCCCGCACCGGCCTCACGACGGCGCATCATTTCCTGGGCTTCAGGAGAATCGAGTGTGCCACTAGAAACTGTATTAGGCTGCATCAACATGTATCCAACGTTTGTTTTGGGCGATGCAATGTTACCGAGAATTTGACCAATTGCGCCTAAAGCAAAGTCAGAATAATCCCCTGTTTCACGCGCCTTTTTAAACATATCAACAAGCATTAATCCACCAGCCGCGTTAAGTGCTGTATTTGCTAGCGTTCCAATAGACGCTTTACCACTTTGATTTTTAGCTGCATCAATAGGTGCAGCCGTAGTGGAAGAAGGCGGTTCAATTGCAATTTTTCCAAAAGATCCACCAACAGGAGGAGGCGCAATTCCTCGCTCCATCCTTATTGATAAAGGAATATCGGCAATTTTAGGGCCTTGAAAAGTTTTGCCCCAAATATTTATTGCATTTTGGTATGACCCAACCGGATTTCCTTTATTGTATGTGTCAATAAATAATTTGTAATTTGGCCCTAAATTGTTATGTAGCCATTGATCGCCAGGGCCAATTTTAGATGCAATATTGTCAACAATAGTTTTTGTGACAGTTTTATTCGCTTCAGGAGAAGTTAGTGGAGTTGCATCAATTTTTTGAGCCACTTCTGCCTGCACGGATTTTGTAATATTGCCACCCTGTTCAACAGTTTGGCTCATAGACGAAGTGGCGGGAGCAGCATTAGGATCAATTGTGACTGGCCCTGCAAAGCCTCCAGCCATGCGCTGTTGGGTAACTTGCGCCGAGCGCTCAACCATCGGCCGCATTTCAGGCGGAACGTCGCTTAGATTGACTGGTCCACCTGCCGTCATCACAGTTTGGGCAGGGGTAGTGGTGCGGGCCGGGGGAGCAGATGTAGCGGTGGTTTCAACAGGCCGGTTAAACGGCACATCGATATCACCAAGAGACCGCGTAGAAGGAGTACCAGAATCTTTCATCGCCTTGTATGTGCGACGAACGACTTCGTAGCCTGCGACCGCAGCAGGGATCTGCCAAAGACCAAGGATGTTATCCATGAAGTCTTTGGTGGGCGATGCAGCAGCAGGCTCAGGCATCTGCTCCTTAACAACCATAGCAGCAGTAGCAGCGTTTTCCGCAGTCCTAGTGGGATCAGGAGTGAAATTGAAAACGGGCTGTTCAGATTCCGGCGCTCTTCGTTCAGCAGGAGCGGCGCGTTCTACCCGACGTTCAGGTGCAGCAGGAGCGGCGCGTTCTACCCGACGTTCAGGTGCAGCAGGGGCAGGAACAAAGGCGGGGGCAGTTTCAACCGCAGATGAAGTGGCCCCACGACTTTCGCTGGTGCGTCCTTCTAGGACATCCCAAAAATTTTCAGCCATTATTTATCCTCATCGTGACGAATGATGCGATTGGATCTATCTACACGCAAAGTGCCTTTAGGCATATCAGGTCTTTTTCCGGTCAACTCATATTGCAGCCGAGCGCCATAAGTGTTGTTAATAGCTTTGAAGATGTCTGATTTTTGGAAATCATCAGACAACTTACCCATATCCAATGCTTCACCAGTTTCGCCAATCTTGCGCTGTGCTTTAAAGAGCTCGTTAGTCCAAGCGGCAATCAAAGCGTTGTTTCGCATCTGTGCAACTCGGTTACTAATTGAGCTTTCAAAACCGCTCACTCGGGGATCAACTTCAGGAACACTTACATAGCCAGGAGGCAACGCGCTTTTAGGAACTGCGCGGTAAGCTTCTTGGTTAGCAGCATCTAGTGCCAAGTAGCGACCGAAATCTTGGAACTGTTTACGGTCTTTAATGACACCCTGCAACTCACGCATGATTGCAGTTTCAATGTTCTGCTGCTCTTGAAGGTTTTGACTGCTAGAAACATTGCTTGTGGCCGCTTCACCTGCGGTGCCACCCGTGGTAACTTGCCCCAGAGTTCCAGCGCCAGTAGAGACGCCAACACTTAGCCGCCCACCTGCCGGAGCAATACCCTGTCCATCCGTGGTGCCCATGACACCAGTGCCCAAAGTGCCAGAAACGTTTCGAGTAGCTTGCCCCAACGTCCCTGCTTGAGCGCCAGTGCGCTGTTCAGCACCCTTCTGTGTGCCAGCACCAATAGCATTTAGACGACCGTAGTAGCCAAAGATACGCTGGCGGTCTTCAGGCTTGAGGGTTCCAATGTAGTCAAGAATCGGCTTGATGTTTTTGCCAAGATCGATCTGCTCTTCAATGTTGCGGTTTGCACTGCCAGCAGTACGAGCAGCTTCAAAAGCATTGGATTGAGCTTCAAAGATAGGCTTATTCAATCCGAGTCGAGCAAGTTTTATGTTTTCTCCGGCAGCAGCCCAGCCAGCAGTTTGAAGAGCATTTTTATCAGAGTCAGTAATTGCGCCACCAGCAGCAGACAAGCGTTTAACGTCCTCTTGAGACATTTCCTTGCCGTCAAAATCTCTATAGACGTTAGTAGCTCCAATAAGGTTATATTGTTTAAAACCAACCTTATTTCCGGCAACGTCAGTCATGATCTCTTCGCGAGTCGGACCACCGTTGTAGAACTTCCAAGCGTCCATCAAGTTGTTACGCAACAAAGAAATAACCACCCCTTCCCAAATAGGGCTAGAGTTAATCTTGGTGGTTTTTTGATTGCTGGAATCTTTAATGATCTGAGCAGCACGATTGCGCTGTTGATCACTAGCAGCAGGGCTCACAGCCGCTGCAAGATCAATCACTTCCCTCGGAACATCTTGCTGTTGAGTAGCAAGAGATCGACTTCTCGCAGGCGCTGCAACATCCGCTTGCATAGGCGGGGCAACAGGCGCGTTCTCGGCCATGAAGTCCCGAGTAGTCGTGGTAACAGTTGGAACTAGCTCTCGCCTAACTTCAACCGGAGCCAAAGGTACAAGTTGATCGGCCATGTTTATCGTCCCACGTTGGATGTGTAATCGTAATCGTCCATAGGCGCAGTGCTAGGAGCGCTAGGAGCAGCAGGAGGCATAGGTGCTCCAGGCGGGGCAACACCTTGAGCAGCACGAATCCCGCCTAGAACGTTACCTTGAGAAAGTTGTTCTGTCGCATTAGAAATGTTGGTGCCTAGGTTCTTAAACCTAGATGTAGCAGTGTCAATCATCTGCTGGCCCATCTCGCCAAATGTCGAAGGCGGTGCAACTCCAGTTTGCTGAGTTTGCTGAGTACCGCCACCACTCATCATGGTCTTGTTTGGATCAAAACCAGCATATTGCTGCCAGCTTCCAAATTGGCCTGGAGTGCCGTAAAAGTTACGGAAATAATCCATGATTACCTGCCACCAAAGTTAGCCCCAAAGCCCTTGCTGCCGCCGGTCTGACCCTGAGTGCCAGCAAAGTTAGGCGTAGTAGAAGCCTGGGGAACACCGAACACTACAGACGCATACTTGCTGTAGATGTCTTGCGGCGCACCAGCATATCCAATCCTAGAAGCTGCGGCCTGCTGTGCCCCCGTCAAACCTTGTTGACCAGCACCCAGCAAGTTGCCATACAGAGAACCAGCCTGCCCAGTAGCAGCTTGACCGGCACCCAATAGGCTTTCGGCAGCACGTTGACGCTGGGCCTCGACGTTGGCAGAGGTTTGTGCAGCAGCAGAGTACAGACGCTGTTGGCCAAGCTGGCGAAGGTTCTCTCTTGCCAAACCTTCACGCGCACTACCCAAAGCGCCAGCAGCACCAAACTGAGCCCGCTGTTCACCCATCTGCTCTCGCAGAGCTTCCCGAGCCGGTTGCAACGAAGCATAGATCTGCTCTTGTTTGTAGGCAGGATCAAACAACCCGGCTAGGTTAGAAGCACCGTAGCCTGTCAGACCTTCACCCAAACCACGTTGATATCCAGCAACATCCGAGACACCGCCAGTGCCCGTGAGATATGAGCCAGTGCCTAGAGCTTGTTGCACAGCACCAGCTTGCCCCGCAACATCCATTGCAGTTTGAGCGGTCTGAGTAGTCGGCCCATAAACCGTACCCAAGACGTTTTGAGCGCCGCCAACTGTTTGGGTGTACGAAGGCAAGAAAACATCGCGCAAAGCATCGCGCTGTAGTGCCAGAACGTCTTTTTGTTCAGGAGTAAGCTGAACTTGTGTAGAGGATGAACCTTTTCCGAAACCCATAATATTTACTCCTTAACCAGCTCGTTGCTGATTTTTGACGTAATCAAAACTAGCATTAAAGTCGCGCTGAATCTTTGCAGGATCTTCACCAGCAGCATACCTGCCTTGCCAGTAATTCATTCCTTCTTGATCACCCGTTGCGCCACGAGAAGCATACAAACTTCCAGCAGAATTTATCGGGCCAAGCGGCGTTACAGGGCTAGGGGTAGGAGCGCCAACGCCAGAAGCAGTTGCGCTAGGAGCACCAACACCAGAAGGCTGCATTTTCCCACCCTTGCCACCACCCATCATGGGCTGCTGCCTCGGGTAAAAAGACGCATTGTCTAGCCTGGGAGCGCCGACAGAGTTGGCGTATTGATTAGGCATACCAAATTGCGGTTGCCCATCAGGAGACATGCTGCGGCCATAAACAGTGGGAGCCCCGCCTTTTCCACCAGAATTTGTAACGCCCATATAAAAACCTCTTTATGCGATTATGTTACACGTAACTACTAAAAGATAGCCGTTAGCCGCACAGATAAATACAAGCAATTTGTTTTACCTCGGTAGGGCTGCTGAAGGTCATATCTTCACGCGCTTTGGCTACCGTGATGGTCCGAACAATATCATCTGCCTGCTTCATGCCTTTGCCAGGAATAGAACTGCTGACAATAAGATCGCCAGAAGCAATATCCCCGTTTTGGCCGCATACATTAATCATTCCTTCGCCAACAGCATTCATGTTGACAGAATAGTATGTATCTTTGATTTCGTAGTATTTAGGGAAATAGGTATATATTGTTTGTCCATTTATATAATCTTCGGACTCAATACATGCCGCAGGAATATTATTTGCAACCAAATCTTTTTTGAGCACTACAACGCCAATAGCCCTTTGGTCATTAGCTGTAGTGGTTTGGTTAACCTCAAACAAAGTGTTTGATAGGTTTTTACGAATTAAGCACGTAACATCGTAAACAATATCGCCAAGCTCAACATTATTGTATTGTTCAGGGGTCATTACGGCATCGTGCGCCCCAGTGAACGGGCCATAGTTAGTAGCCGCTCCTGCTGCATAAAAGTCATAGCCTAGATAAGTGCCGACAATACCTATTGAGTTTGTAGAAACCTTATAGTTGGCAGCTTTTAATCCGTGTACATACTGGGTTGTACCTGAAGAATTAGGACAAATACCTAATAGGGCAACCTTTGTATAACCAGTGGAGCTATTATATGCAGACGCATTAATTGCAGCGCCATCGTCAAACTGTTGAGATCCAGTAGGCAGTTCAGCAAACTGGATTTTGGTAAACAGGTTGTCGGAGTAAACAGTACCTCCGCTAGTCACCTCTAGAGCATTTCCGCTAGGGGTGGAACCAGAACCAATTTTGATAGTGCCGCCGTTAATAGCACTACCATTAATATCGCCGCCATTTACAGTAAATGACGATCCATCCCACAGCATGTTGACGCTGCTGTTCCCGATGGAGAACTTATAAGTTGCACCGCTATAACCTAGGAAAAATCCAGTCCCAGTGTTGTAGGCAGTCTGTCCACCTTTAATAGCGCCAGTCGTGCCAATCGTTAAATCACCTGTTACCGACAAAGATCCGGTATTGACGGTAATAGCCGATAGAGTGCCAACACGCAGGCTAGAGATGTACGGAGTCGTCCAGGTGGTCAGGTTCGTAGCCGGGTCATACGATCCCTCGGACTGATACAGAGAATCCGTGCTTGCAGGGTTTGGATCAATACCAGACCAGACAGTAGAGATGCCCCAGACAGACGCAGACTGGCCAGATGTCGGGTAAGACGCAGACCCGGCCGTCTGAATAGTGCCACTGATAGGCGTGGGGTTGCCAGGAATACGAGCAAATGCAAGCCTGCTAGACGATCCACTTGTCGAGAAGGTGATCTGAATGCTGGCCGGCGAAGCTTGCGACACCACCCCGTTGCTATTCTTGTAGCGCACAGGAGCAGTAATCAGTGCAGGCGAAGCACTCATGGCAGTCGGGATCGGCCACTGAGCATAGCCACCGCCATCCGTAGGACTACCTACTGTGATGTTGGCGTACGAAATATCACCGTTTCCAGTGGTCGCAGAGTTGCCGATACGCCAAGTGTTATTCGTAAACCCAACATCAGAGTCTGTCTGTGCGGTAGAGAACGTTACGTAGCCCTGGCTATTTGACGCATACAGCTTGGCAACAACGCCAGTAAAGTTAGGTGACGTTGTGTAGGGAACTTGCAGCGTTGAGGGCTGGAAGAAAGCAACAAAGGTGGTCGATAGCACAGACCCTGACGTAACAATGTCAAGGTCAATAGCGGTGGTCGGAGCAGGAGCCCACTCAACAGCAGGCAGCGTGATGTCTACACGCAGATCAATCTGACGGCCACCAGTGGTGCTGTAGTACAGCAGCTTGGTAGTGCCAAACCCGCCAGTTACCTGGGTCCAAATATAATCAGCCGGGTTAGTTGACTCAACAGAACTATCGCTATTACGAAGGCCGTAATATTGCCGATTCGTCGGAGAATCCGAAAAATTAACTGACCCGTCAAAGCTATCTGCGTACTTGACCGCAAGATACTTATATAGGTAGCCAACAACCTGATTGTTTGGCCCAATAACTTGTCCCGTAGACGGATCAGCATTTAAACCATTATTTAGGTTGTTAAGCAGATAATTGATTGCCTCAACAATCTGCCCTGTGTCCGAATCTGGGATTAGATCGTACGGCATTAGAACGCATCCTCAACAACCGTTGCCTGCCAGTTCAAAGCAGACAGGTTAAACGTATGCGAGTTGTTGTTGGTCTCTACCTTGACCGCCGCAGTCCGAACAGCATTTTGCGTTGTGCCCACCCAAGGGGTATCTGTATCAATGCTGGTACGTTGCATCTGACCATACTTAGGCGTCTGGCCGACAGAGTTAGCGCCGCCCACAGTGATATCAATCGTTCCCGTACCGCTAACTTCAGGCAAAGACCTGTGCAGGTACACGCGCATACTGTAGGGCACAGGGCCTTGACCAGACTCTAGATAGATGTTTGTGCGCTCAAAAAGCGTGGGCATGGCTGCATTGCCAACCAAAGAATAGCCTTGGCCCGTCTGCACCATTTGACTGCCAGTAGTGTTCCTAGCGTAAACCACGGTCCTGCTAGACAGATCAAAGTTAGGCGTATTAAACACCGGCCCTTCAGCGCCCTGGCAGGCATTGTCAATATCTTTAGGCGGGTTCCATACTTGCAGGTCGTAACGATAAGAGATCATCTTGTTACACCAACCCGTGCTAGTTAGGTCAGGGTAATAGATCTCAATCCTGTACTTCTTGCTGTTATTAACCATGAACGCACGTTTTGCGTACGTCGGGTTTAGGTTGCTAAAAAAGTAGTTTTTGATTTTTTGGTTGGCAATACTATCAAAGCTACCACCATCAAAAATCCAAATATCCCGCGAGTCAAATCCGTAGGCAGTATTATCTGCAACCGCGAAGCAGTTATTGCTAAGAAGGCCGCGGCCATTATTAATCTGGCGCACACCAAAGATAGGTGCCGTGCTGCTCTGATACGAGATAGGCGAGAAAACTACAGCATCCCAGTAGCTAAACACATAGAAGTTAGCGCCGAGCATAAATCCGTCAATCAACGGACCACGCACTGGCACTTCTTGCTCGTTAGCAACGTTGTTTAGCGTGGGCTCCCATGTCTCTGGGATGCCAGTCTGAGCAAAAGCCTGGGACCACCGAACAGTTGTTGGATAGTTAACTGTCGTGCCAATAGTAAAGTTCTTAGTCAGATTACCTGCAATAAGAATGTTACCTACGTTCGGAGAAGAAAAGCTTCTTACAAACCCTGCGGTAACCGAGCTAACAGAGGGCTCATAGTTCCAAACATAGTTATCTGGAGCAGCGTTATAAACACGCATCTCCGTAAACCCAGGCGCAAAATACATGGGCGGGCGCAGGCCATCATTAAAGAAGAAAACCCCGCCAACAATAGACGATGTAATAATAGTATCGTCAGAGTATCCAGATAGTGCTACTGATGGGTTAGCCCCAACCCCAGGAGTAATGTTAGAGATGGATGTATTTGTAACCATCCACCATCTACCCTGCGAGGTCGCAACAATGTAGACAAACGTTGTTTCGCTGCGAAAACCGCCATCAATATAAATAGGGTTACCAGTGATCGCGGAGAGAATGGCGGCTTCACCATCAGCCTTGCGAATGCCTCGCAAATCAGTCTCAACGTTCCTGCCACTGTTATATTCATTAGGCCCCAGAGCATTACTAGGAATGTCCGGGGTAAATGACATCTTGCTAAGTGGCGTCCTCAGACGCTGGTAATCGGGCACGGTTTGACTCCTGCTCCATAAACTGCAAATTAACCTTTAGCCGAGGATCTTGCGGGGCTAACTCTATGGCTGCTTTGCAGTAATTAATCGCTTGGTCTATTAAGCCCAAATTGTACGCGGCTATCGATGCAAAATCATAAGGTTTTTCACCCCAGACAGCCGGGTCCATAGTGTAGACCTCTTCCTTGTTTACGATTGCCAAAGCACTCAAAGCAGCACTGTAACTCTCTGCCCACATGTGCCGACGGTAACAGGCTTCAGACAATGATACCCAGGGCTCTCGCGTACCCGGAGCCTCTGCAACTGCCAAACGATACCATTTTAATGCAGTAAACCAATCACCAGTCTCTTCATACGCCTTGCCCATCAACCGCATGGCATAGCATCGTTCATTGGGCCACGTTGCCCTAGGCAAAGACAGATACCGATTAAGTTCAACTATCGCTTCTTGCCACTGATAGTGAAAGGTAAGCTCCCTAGCGTAGTAGAAAGCATTACGAGGACATTCTTTATCCTCTGTTACTGCAACTTTTAAAAGATCTAGATACTGCCCGCGTGACTTAGTAGGGTCTGGCAAGTGGCGTACCAACAGCTTGTCGGTAGATGCCCAGACTTCTTTAGTCCTAGGGTCTGTAACCGGGTATTCGTGGCAAGGGTGGTGCCAGTGGTATCCATGCCTAGCAAAGATCTTTTCGTAATAGAACGAAATGCCTTGGCCCCAGTCGAACTTATAGCGCAGACGAGTTGTATCGTCCTTCCACACTCGTTCGATTTCTTCTCGCCAACCAGGCTCAAGAACCTCGTCTAGATCTAGGCTAATAACGATATCTATATCCCGAGGCAGTAATGCAAGAGCCGCGTTTCTAGCGTGGTCAAACCGCCAAGGAGAAATACAGATCTGCCCAACATCTGCTCCACATGCACGAGCTAGATCTACAGTGTTGTCTGTAGATCCAGTATCTACGATGCTAATTAAATCTGCGTCTTTTGCTGACTCGCAAAATCTTTCTACAAACTGAGCTTCATTCTTAGAAATAGCACTAATTGCAATCTTCATTATCTTTACATTGATTAGTTAATATTACGCAATCATATTTGCAGCAGCAGTTTGTACCTCTGCCACACGGCGACCCCAGCCTTTACCAAAAGTATCCCAAGTAGGCAGAGATTGCAAAAACTCCAATCGAGTTTTCTGGTATTTTTCCACAATATCGTCAGCAGGCATAGCAGCTACTTTAGCCAGTGTCCCAGCGCCAATTGCGCCATCAGGCACAGCGCCTACAGTCTGTTGCAACCACTTTGCCGCCCGTCCAGGACCACTGTTGATTGCAGCATCAAACACGATGTAGTCCACCCCGGTTGGCAAGTCGTCACCCTTGATCTTGTCCCAGTATTTGGCCTTGTACATAGGGCCAACAATCTCAGGGGTCAGCGCCCGCATAGCCTTCTCGTCAACGGGATGGCCGACCCACTCTTCCCAGACGCGCTTGGTGACACCCAGGTTGGTCATGCCGCCCGGATCAGACGGATGATTACTGTAGCCACCTTCATGGTGAAGCACTCCAGCTAAAGCCTTTTCAAAGTTTTCGCGCATGTTCAATCCTGTGACAATTAGCACACAAAAGTACGCACTTCTCAATTTCTTGAGCGATGCGCTCCACACTGTTATTCGCAATCAGTGCGGAAGGGTCAGCATCTTTTTCGCCTACGTGATGAAAGTCATAGGCGGCTGACGGAAACACGCCGCCACAAGTCTGGCAACAACCCCCCATAGCGTCAATCAGCGCGTCTTTAATAGTTTGTTGGCGAGCGATTTTGAAGTGCTTGGCGCACCTCATCCACCCACCTTTCCCGTTCAGTTTTTCGCCGCATTCTATGCACCCTTCACTCGCAAAAGCTTGTACTGGTTTGCTGATGTCGGCACCTTTCTTTGAACGTAGGTAATGAGCGTTGCACAGGTTTTTAGCCAGCACGTCGTTCGGGCACTCATCTACTGAGCAAGTGCCACGGCGTCCCGCATGCAGCTTGGTTTTAGCGGTGTTCAAACGAGCGTTGATCGCCGCCAGCAAGTTTTCTTTCATTTGATTGCAGGTGCCTTAGAAAGAAGATCAGTTTTAGCCTGAGAGCCAGCGCTAGAACCAAAATAATACGCGATGATTCCGGTCCAAGCAGTGCCGAGGCTACCCAGCATCATGAGGATGGCCGGGTTGTTGGAATCCACTTTGTCCAACAGCATCATTACTAGGATGCCAAAAAACCCAAAAGTAACAATTGCTGCCAGCGCCGGAGGAACAATGGAGCGGGTAGTAGCCTGCATCTCCCGTGCGCTTTTGCGGTCATCCACCGCCAACTTCTCAAAATTAAGCCCAAGTTCCTGAGCTTGCTTCTGGAGTTCGATCTCGGCCAGTTTGACCTGTGCGATCTGCTCGGCAGTCAGCTTGTTGTTATTGATGAGGTCTCCCACATCCTTTTCGTCCACGCCAATCGCCTTGGAGATAGCAGAGACGGCCATGCCGGCCAAAGGTCCACCCATCGCTGTGGCAATAGTGGGGGCAATCTGTTTAAGCCATTCCATTACTTTTTACTCCTCGACAACATGGTTGCTGCAATTTGCAGAAGGACGCGATACTGCTCTACGTCCGGCGGTTCCTCTTTCCATCCCACAGTAATCTGGCCTACAAACTTACCCTGTTCGGGGGGCACACTGATCCGGCACCCGTAGGTCATACCCTTTTCCATGTACCACAAGCCAATCTCGGACTGAGCAGTTTTGTAGTGGCCGCAGGGAACTTCGCTTGCCATGAGCGCCACAACGTCCCTATTGTTTGCAGCGTTTGCGGTAAACAGCCCGACATCCAATCCTTCGTGCGTCTTATCCCTGCCATCTTTGGTATACGCCCGGTACAGAACACGGGTGCCGAACATCGGGTTGACCTTGAAGATGGCTACAACTGTAGCGTCGGTGTTTCGAAATAGATGCGCCGCCGCATCCTCCACCCGGTCCTCTGCGATGCTAGGAAGTTTCTGTTGCTCCTTGTACGCCCCAATCAAGAAGGCTTGGTTCTGCCAGACAAAGTACCCAACGAACGTAAAGACCGCCATCAGCAAGATGGCAAACAACTTAAACGGCGAGTCCACGTAACCGAGGACCCTGTCCAACACTGTTAGCTGAGTCTTCTCTTCGCTCATCCGCTCATTGCTTGTTTAACGATGAAGATGATGACAACCCCGATCGTGATGATGCAGATGGCGCCACCAACAACCTGAGCCATTAGCATCCTCTGAGCAGAAATCTTCTTGCGTTCAGCCTCTGCAATTCGTTCAGCCTTCTCGCGAGCTTGCTTAATCTTCATCCGCTCTTTGAGCATCATCTCCCAAAGTTCGGGGTAGCCACCGTAAACCAGCATATGTTTGAGTTGTTCCTCAGACTCCCGTAGCTGGTTGGCTTGCATGACGATTTCCATAGCCCTCCCGGTATCAGACTTGCCCGCTTTCCCAGCGTCATTGGCAGCTTTCTGAACGGTGTCTCGCGCATCAAAGAAGCGGCTGAACTCCCCGATGAGCCCATTAACGTCTTTGCCTAATTTAATGGCTTTTTGAATACCGGCAACTGCGGCCTGGGCAGCGGCAAACGCAGTAATCGGATCCACATTAAACCCCCAGCAGTTTTTTGGCAAACATGGCGGCAACACCTGGGCCAAGGAACACCGCTGCAATAGTGATGTACAGCAGATACTCAATCCGGCTCATTCGCTTGCTGCCTTCATCTAACCGTTTTTCAATGGCTTCGTAACGTTGGGCGCAGACAGCCTCATGAACAGAAAGCCGAGTTTCAACAGATTCTTCCATGATTCAAGATATTGTTTAAGGAGCCACAGGCCAGTTAACAGTCCACGGGAATCCGGTTTGTGCAGGCACATCACGAAGCGCTTGGCGATAGGTTGCCCATTCCAATTTCTTCCCACCGGCAAAATCATCGAGTTGCGTCCAATCGCACTCGGCCAGCTTGGCGTTGCGTTGTTCACGAACGTTCTTGGCCTGCTCTGCGTCTTTGCTGGCTTGGTAGTCGGCTTCCTGTTGGGCAGCGGTGGCCTCGGGGGCGTCGGTAAAGACCGGACCCAACACGTACTTCGTGTACCACTTGCCGTCAATCTGCTCGACGCCTTGGCGCATGCTGTACTGGTATTGATTGCCGCCCGTGGCTTGCGGGCCTTCAAAGACAACATCGGCTTCCAAAGCCTCTAGGACTTCAGTTGTGGTCGCCTCCCACGAAGGGCCACCATTGGCTTTTGTGTAGGCACGAAACTCGGCCTCATACATGACTGCGCCAGTTGCGCGAATTCTGATTTCCATGATGTGTCCTTATGCGATTGCCAAGAAGATGTAAGTGCCGCCGGATGCGTTCACGCTTGCGTCAGTTGTCACGATCTGGAAGCCGGTTGTGGCCGTATATACCCAGTTTGCGTTCGTCTCGGCGTCGGTGTTGTTGAGCAGCAAGCGCGGATCAGTACCAGCCACCATGCCACGGGCCGTATCCCACACCCACCAGTTGCCGGTGCTGTTGGTGCGCTTGATGAGTACAAATCGCGCCCCGCCCGTGAACCCGCAGTCAATGGTCTGTGTTGCGCCTGTGCCCGTATATGAACCGACTTTGCTCACGCCGGGGCAGGTAGCGAAGAGGTAAGCGATGTAGTTATACGCAGCGTTTACACGCCTGTTGCTTGTGTTAAGCGTGTACGTCGTTGCCGTAAAACTTGATAGGTCTGTAGAGGGAGCAGTACCTGATCCAGCAAACGCGGTGGTATTGTTCAAATAGCCAGCGGTGATTGACGATCCGCTGTTGTAACTAACAACCCAATCTTCGAAACCATAGTTTCGCACCTTGGTAATTATCAACTCGGGAACAACGCCAAGGTTATGGTTCAACACAGTGCCTGCCGTGCTATTCCCCGCGTAGCACACCTGATCAAAGAATCCCGGAGCGCGGCGGAAGTTCCACCCCACAAACGGCGTAGATGCGTAGCTGGACGGAACTCGGAAGCCTGTGTTATCCCATCCATTCGTGAGGCTACCTGTAGCCGCTTCAGCATCCGAAGTGTTGGTGGACATATAACGGCCAGCAGTTGTTCCGGGCGATGCCACGCCAGTCAGACGCGAGTAGTTGCGCTTATCTGCGACGTTATTTCTGTCACCGGTGATCTGCCAGTCAATCGGAAAATTGGTTGTTACCACTGTTCCGGTTGTAGCGTTAAAAGTATTCGGGCTGAACACACTCGTCCCACTCGTAGGCGTCTTCATCGGGCCACGGCGAATGGCGATGTAGATGTAAGTAGCTCCATCTGGACCCAATCCAGGCCGAACATCAAACCCTGTTGCAGTCGGGATCAAGTAATCACTTGAATTATTTTCAGCGTCAGCTAAATTTGGATTAAGAAGATTGACTGAATTGTTAACCGTCCAACCTCGCATCGTATCCATCAGAAACCAATTGTCTGCACCGGAGGTTCTTTTAAGTAAAGCAAACTGAGGCTCATACCCAAGATTTATGCTTTGTGTTGATCCCGTAGTGTGTGTAAACGATCCGCACGAAATCACATTGTCCGTACCCGTCAGGCCAAAGCCTCCTGCGTCGTGGGCGAAGACGTAGGCTACATAAGTTCCTCCAGAGGCGTTAACTCCTGAGTTTGTACCTACGCTAAAGACTGTTGATGTTGGCGCAGTGTCGTTCCAAATCGTTGTGGCGGACGCTGCGGCATTGGTTTCATCAAGGTCTAAGTATTGAGTAGCCCCTAATGAGCGATGATAAACCCGCCAGTTTGTTGCCCCATCCGTGCGCTTAACAATGATTACACCGGGGGCCGAGCCAAGGTTGTGCGAAACAGTTCTTCCGGCAGTTCCATTCCCCGTATACGTCACCACATCAAAGAATTTCGGCTGCTCGCGGAATGTCCATGAAACGTGAGAAGTCAGGCTGTCATTAACATATCCGCCAGCGGTGTCGGCTCCAAGGGAGAATCCGCTTGACGTGAAAGCTGTTAGAGAGCCGCTATAAGTTACTTCGGCGGCGGTTGAATTTGATTTGAGTTGTTTATTTACACCTCTAGAAGTATCAAAAAGGGCATGGTCATATCCAGCGTTTGGTCTGTTTTTAATCCAAACAAGCCCACCTTTAGTGGATAGATCAATCCCGTTGGTGATCGTCTGGGTAGAAGCATTGCCGTTGTACAGCCAAGTGCTAAACACCTCTTCGATGTAAGCGGGGATAACAGGTACGCCGCCGCCAAATGCATCGTAAGTAGCTGCCCCGGATGTTTCTTGCAACGGCATGGTTTACGCCTTGAATTGGGTGACGGATGCCAGCACGGTATAGGTTGCACTGCCTGTCTTGATGATCAGGTAGCGATAGCTGTCAATACCACTTGCATTGCCTGCGGTCGGAGCGCCGCCCAGCCAGCGCATAGTCACGCCAGAAGTAGTCCCGTCAACTTGCACTGAACTGTTGTAATAAGCGGTAGCCCCTTGCGTCACCAAGAACGCCACAGTTGCGGATTGGCCGGTTGCAAGAGCAGTGTCCAGGCTTGTGCCACTAGAAGCGCGGAAGTTCACCGTCCAGTTAGCCGAAGCGTTGGAGGTGTAGTACAGAACCGACTGCGTGGTGATGTCGTAGTTGATCGTACCTGTGGCTGCTGTGGCCGAAACAGTAGCTACTTCAGCGGCATCATTTAGGACAACACCAAATTTTGCACTGGTTCCAGCGAATGTCTGGGTGCCGGTCCAAGTGTTGTTTGAGGACAAGTCAGTAGGACCAGCCGGACCAGTAGGCCCAGTAGGTCCAGAAAGAGGAACAACTACCCAGGTACTGCCGTTCCATGTCCACGTACGGTTTCCAAAGGTGTATACCTGATTTAACGTCGGGCTAATTGGGAAGTTAATTGGCACGGCTACTCCAGTTTGGTTGTTTTAAGGCTTTACGCCCAAGTCCCAATGCTGACGTTGCTACCAGCAGCGCCAATCGGGTAAATCTTGAAATAAGCTCCTGCCGCAGTGGAATACGCGCCACCTGGAGCAGCACTCAATTGATATTGAGGAATAAAAGTGCCGCCTGAGTTTACAGAAACAACACCTTTAACAAGCACCATAATGTAGGCGTTAGTGGTTGCGCCAGTAATCAAAGTAAAAGCAGTTGCAACTTGAACGTAGTTTGGCTGCAAGTTAGCAATGGCTGAAGTGGTTGCAGTAAACCCAGTACCGTTGTACTGACCATTCAATTGATAAGAAATTCTATTGAGGGTTGCTGTGCCACCAAACAAGATACTTACGTTGTGTGATGTTGCTCCAGATGTTTTTGATAGCGGATACACTGCTTCAAATGCATACTGAGTTGAACTCGCCACAGTTACGCCAGCGCCAAATATTGGTTGCGCTGTAGTTACGTTAGAGCCTGCGTATGCGCTATTCAAAACATACAACTGCTCCGCAGGAACTGCACCACGCTGCAATCCGATCGGAGTAAAAAATAGCGATGTGCCGTTGTATTCGATCTGGCCTACTTCAGCAGGACTGAGCAATGAACTGGCGCTCAATTTGTAGCTGATTGGCACTCCACCAACTGAAGGGCCGATTTCAACCCACTGCGAACTATCGCCATCGTTGACATACGTTGACTCCACGCCAGTATCGGAGTTAAGCCAACGATCTCCAACGTTAGGAGAAACAGGTGCGGTAGTGCCGTATGTATATGCGCCAGATCCCGGACCAGTAGGCCCAGTAATTCCAATGCTTCCGGTTGGGCCCGTAGGACCGGTGGGCCCAGTAAGACCAATATCGCCTTGAGGACCAGTCGGGCCTGTTGCTCCAGTCGAACCTGTTGGGCCAGTGGGGCCCACTGCACCTGTTGCCCCGGTTGAGCCAGTTGGGCCTGTGGGACCGACAGCACCAGTAGAGCCGGTAGGGCCAGTGGGGCCTGTCAAACCTGCTGTACCAGTAGCGCCAGTAGCACCAGTAGGCCCGGTCGGACCAATTTGCTGATACATCACCTGGGTTGCAGTAAACACCACAGATGGAACACGCGGGCTTACTGGCGTTGTGCCAGCAGCAATTGTCTGCAACGAAACTTGTGTATTGGTCGTTGCCCAAATCAGTTCAATATAGTCATTAGCAGCAAGCGAGAGCACAAAGTTGACTGTGCCAATTAGGTTGCCATCAACACCGCCGTGCCTGTTAATAACGCTGAATTTGCTGTCAGTATCAGGAACATCCCCGGCACTTCCTGCATTGTTTTTACGCAACCAGACGTTGGCATCATGGATCTGCGTATCACTGTTAACAAACTGAATTGAAAATGTCAGGCTGTAAACACCAGCAGCCGCAAACGTAACTCTGCTTCCAGAAACAACACTCACATTGATGTTGGCCGGATCAGAACTATTAAGCGTGATTGGGTATGCAGTGTTTGCAGCAGCAGCAGTTTGAGTTGTAGTGTCCCAGAAAGAACCCCAATTACCCAAAGCGCCACCCGGGCCTGTTGGGCCCATCGCGCCTGTAGGACCAGTAGGCCCAGTTGAACCCGAAGATCCTGTAGGGCCAGTGGGGCCAGCGACAGTAGATGCGGAACCAGTAGCGCCTGTAGGACCAGTCGGGCCCGCTACAGAAGATGCGGCACCAGTAGGACCAGTGGCTCCAGTGGGGCCAGTAGTTCCTGCCGATCCAGAGCTACCCGTCGGACCCGTAGGGCCTGCCACAGTAGATGCAGCGCCGGTAGGGCCAGTAGGTCCAGTAGCGCCAGCTAGTCCAGCACTACCAGTAGGGCCTGTGGGACCAGCAACGGTAGAAGCCGCACCAGTAGGTCCAGTGGGACCAGTTGCGCCCGTGGCACCGGACGGACCTGTGGGGCCCGTTGCGCCAGTTTGCACCCATGCAGCAGGAGTAGACCAAGTCAGCGAAGTAGGATTGCGACTGTTAACAATTGCAATTGATGCCCAAACAATGTTCGTCGGGTTTGCAGGAGGCACAGTGCTCCAGCCGGTGGGCGCAGTTCCAGTGTTAGATTGGAAATCCCAAATGCCGCCCGTAGGAGTCGCCGGCGCAGTTGCAGATTGCTGAAAAATAAACCACTCAAAGTACGTACCGCCAAAGTTAGGCGTGTTGCCGTACAGACCAAGAGATTCGGTGCTAGTCGAGGTCGGATACAACTGAGTTTGCGGCATCTTGCGTCCTTAGAATTATTTGAATGAGTAACGATACTCTCGGGGTTGGAACTCCGAGGTAAGGTGTTGATCGCCACCCATCCACTTACCTTTATAGTTTTGATCTTCAATCAAACCATAAGAATCATCGAAACGAGTGTTCCACTTTTGCGCTTCTTCAGTGTTCTTGTTCTTGTCGTAATACGCAGCCAGGCTTCCGTAAAAATACCCCTCAGGGAAAGAAGCCAGCACTGCGTTTGTTTGAACCAGCGGCCCAAGAGCATCGCCAGTAGCACCGAACAAAAATGGGAATGTTCTGTAATAGTAAGCTTTGATAACTGTATTTAGTCCAGGATTGGGAGTAAATACATAGTTATTACCGACTTCAGAGAAAGAAGCTCGGATCACTCGGGGCACGCCAAATGGGCGCACATAGAGTTGGTCGATCATCCGGCGACGAATAATCTCCCGATCTCCAACCCGGTCATACATAATCCAAGGACCAAGTCCTGCCGCGCCAGCAGGAACCCCAGACCCAGGCGTTTCCTGGAAGAACAAAATAGGCTTGTTCATGTCTGCAGGAATAGGCGCAAGACCTTGAGCGTTAACCGTCAAAATCGCAGGGTCCGCAGTGTCATACGGATCGCTACGCAATGCGGGAAGCTCTAACGTCCGCATCTTCAATTCAGCAAACTTAATGCAAGCAAGAATTTCTGTAGAAGCGGCTGCAGGCAGTTTGTAAATTGCCGTCGGGAACGTTGTCATCGTCCAGATATCGTCCGGGTCATCAACCGTAAGGGTTGAAACGGAATATCCAGTAACGATAGTAAACGGGCCATTCATTGAATAGCCAATAAAGTCACCAACGCTAATCAGAGAAGAGGGGTCAACACTGCACCCCAAAACTCCAGTAGAGGCGTTAAAACTGGTGGCGTTGACACCAGCGGACATCGGAATTGCCCCTACCCATTGCGAAACTTGACTAACTAAACTGTTCGCAGATTGAATATATAGGGACATTTCACTTCCTTACTTTGTAGGAATAGCAGGATTATATGGTAGCGGGATCTTTCCGCTAGGGTGACAAACAAAGTCAGAATAATATTCGTTCACGATAGCGTAAAACAAAATCTTATCTTGCTTGTCTCGCTTAATTAGTTCCCACGGCCTGTTGTTAAACCACTTGCTACTGATCTCATGGGCAAAACACTTTGGTAGCTCCATCGCATGAAAAGTACCGGCAAAAAACGGATTGTCAGTACCATGCTCTTTATAGAACTCCCGCATCTCTTTGCATCGTTGACGGATTGACTCTACGTTCTTTTGCTCGTATTGAACATACCGCTCACCATCAATAGCGCCAACTTTATAGTTGATGTTTGTCGTGTTAAACGTCTGAGACCAAGTACCAGACTTAACTTCGTTAAACAGCTTATCGTTTTTGCGAAAAACACCGTCTACTCCGGCCTCTAGGTTGCCTTTGAGAAAGTAATCTTCGCTAACTTCGCTGGTTTCGGGTCGTACGTTTTCCATTGCTTTTTCCTAGTGTCTTTCCATACGAGCCGGGTAAACAGCCCGTACAGAAAAACGCCGTTTAGCATACAAAGGCCAGCCCCTAAGGGCCAGCCGTTGACTTAGTTTAATTAACTAAGGTACCGTTTCACCTGGGCAGCGGGACGAGCGGTGGTAGTCGGAGTACCAGTCGTCATAGCGGCCAGGACAGCAACACCGGCGGGGTTACGCACGATCAGCGTACCTTCCATGATGTACTGGTCAAGCGAGGCGTCAGCGTTGGAGAACACTTCGTTGTTCGGGCCCAGCTCGCGCAGGGAACCCCACTGAACCACATCCGGGTTCATGAACAGGATAGAAGTGTTGTCCGAACCAGTCTGGTCCATCACCCACGAGTCATCGATCTGATACGTGTAGTTGAAGTCACCTTCATACGTACCGATTGTGTCGCCCTTATCAGCCGGGTTGAAACGGTTGATAGAACGCGAGGTCGGGATGTTGTCAGAGATGGTGGTACGCAGCGAGGTGGGCACGACCATGTTCGTGATCTTGGCGTTGAAACGCTGCTCGGCCACAGTCACCAGTTGCTTGTACAGCACGGGCGAGAAGGGTTGCAGAGTAACACCAGAAGAGAACGTGAAGTAGCCCAGACCCGAGTTAGACAGCAGACCGTTGAACGGGGTGTTCGTGTCGGTAGCTGACGTAACGTCGTTGCCATCGCTGGTAGCAATGTTCAGGATGTCGGTGCCATCGGTCGCGTTACCCGAACGGGTGCCGGCGAACGAGAACAGCGAACCAAAGCGACGACCGTTGTTCGGGGAAGCGCCTTGAGTGGCGTTTTGGCCCGAGTACTTGATCGAAGCACCGTCGGCGCGGAGCATTTGCAGCTCAACGTCGAACATGATTTCAGTCAGCTGCTTGACTTCCTGATAAGCCTGCGGATCACCACCAGCCTGCTCAACAGCGCGTGCGGTGCCAGTAGCGCCGATCACGGTGGTGAAGATCTGGGTGTAGTTGCCGCAGTTGGCGCGGGTGTTCGATGCTGCGTCAGAAGACGAAACAGCGGCACCTTCCAGCTTGGCGTTCAGGGTAGGAGTGCGGTAGTAGTCAATCGGCCAGATATGCAGCGTAGAGTTGATCTTGCGCTTTTTGCTCATAGCCATGTTAGTGACCGGAGTGCGGTCCTTAACATAGTTGGAGACGGTCATATCGAGGTCTTTAACCACGATGTCGGTTGCATACGGGCCGTTGCCGTTGCCCAGGGAAGCAGAGGTAATGGTTGCCATGATTTATCCTATAAATTTAACGTCGGCGTCGGTTTGATGCCAACATGGTTGCCAAAAGATCACGCGCAGCATTCTTATCACCAGAATCAGCCTTGCGTTGAAGCTCAGAAGTTTTGTCTTCAGGAGTGGTCTTGGCTCGTGCAACAGGCTTGCCTGCTGCTGCGAGTGAGCCGCCAGCGTTCTTTACAACCTTAGGGCCATCTCGAAACTTCATGCCGTCACGAATCAATCCAAGGATGTATTCATCAGACGACACAAGATCCAAGTTTTTCACCCCAGGAATATAAGAACTCTCAGCGCCCTTCCATTCCTTTGACAACTTCTCACGAAGCTCAGAGAACACAGCTTTGTTGGCAAGCTCTTTATCTTGGAAGCTCTGTCGCGCCTTATCCAAAGTCTCTTGGACAAACTGCGACCGCATCTGATAAAACTGCTCAACCTTAGGCCGATTAGTCTGAATAAACTTTGACTTCTCTTGGATCAACTGTGAGTTTTGACGGATAGCCGCCTCTGCCTCACTACGCTGAACCTCGTCAGTCGCGTTTTGATAGATTTGCTGCCATTGCTGGTTGTACTGTTGCAGGGTTACCAACTCATCAGCAACTTGCTGTAGCTGGGGAACAACAGTCAGTTCCAGACCAATTTGCAGACCATCTAACTCAGATCGTCTCTTTGCCTCGTACTCTTCAAACTCGGCTTTCTCAAGCTTAAGTTTCCGTGCATTTTCATGGATAGCACTTCCTTGACCCAGAATAGAAGCCGCCTTTTGTGCCGTCATCTCTACAAAGCCGCCTTCTGCGTCCTTGTTTGGAATCTTTAGCACTACATTCGGATTCTGTGCCGCGAACTCCAAGAAATCTACTGCATCGTTTACACCATCGGTGGACTCTTCAGCAACTTCTTCTTGTTCAGGCTCTGTCGCCAATTCAATACTATCTTCAGGTTCGGCCTCCTTTACAGGAGCCGCCTCCGGGGATTCGGCATTTGCCTCTTCTTGTCCGGCTGGTGGCGGCGAAACACCGTTAGGCTGCGGATTGTTACGCTTGTTAGCGGCAATCATCGCGGCAATGGCGTCCGCAGGGTTCACACTACCAGTTTGCTCAGGGGCGGTCGCATTAGCGATTACGTCTGACATATCTTATCCTAATCTATTAAGTTTATACAACGTCTTTTGCTTTCTGGGCGTTAGCCTCAGACAACTTGCCTAGATACTCTTGCTTCTCAATAAAGTCAATGAAGTCTCTGACACCCGCTACATAGTGCGAGTTAGTAATTCGCTCAGAATCTTCTCTAGAGTCTTCTAGGCGCTCCAGCATATTAAAACGATACAAGTTAAACATTAACGCAAAGTCATTGTTTGCCAGTAAACGTCTTGCTGAGTCAGCATTATCTATAACAAGTGCTTTTCTAGTTACATCGGCGTCCTTTCGGGAGTCAGATAGACGAGTTCGTTTATTGAAGAAATCTCTAATATTTTCCGTGAAACTTTTCATTGCTTTTCTTTGCTAATTAGTCGATCTGCACAGCCTTCAAGTTGCCTTGTTTAGCCGCCATTGCTTCAAACATATTGTCGGTATCAATATCTTCAGTTTGCTTAGTGACCAAACCAGCCCGAGCCATAGTTTCCATCGCTTTGGCCTTGTTAAGCTCAGTCTTGGAGTCAAGCTCTTTAGTGGCGCTATCCGGGCCTTGCTGCTGTTTCTCAACAACAATCCTGGCGGCTTCTTCAAACGTCGGCAGATAAGAGTCAACGTCTTTGATGCCAAGCACTCGCAACGTATCTTCAAACGGACGACGAACTTTAAAGAAAAGCTCGGGAACACTCTGAGGAATCATTGCAACAGCCTGGGCAAACTGGGTCTGCACTTGCTGGATCAGTTGCTGGCGCGTCAGGCGGTTCTCGTCCGACAAGAATCCAAGGGCCAGATCAATATTGATCATGCGGCGGTCAATGAACTCAAAGTTTTCAATGGACTTGGCATCCAAGAAAGCCTCGCCGTCACCCAAGACAGAGGCCAACTGTTGAATGTTGTAGTCGTCGGAATACTGGATAAGAGTTTTCCAGACGATGTACAGGGCATCGCGCAAACCAATAGCGCAGTTCTTAACCATCTCATCTTGGATAAGCTGGTTCGGACCCATAGCAAGTTGCAGTTTGTAACCGCTATTGCCATCCTTCATTACTTCAGGGTTGAGCACATCAGACGGGCTAGTCATACCGACCATTGCCATCTTGTCTTGCTCAAACCGTTGCATGGCCGATTGGACGTATGCCAGATTACCCTGCAAAGGCGAGAACTCGTAGATGTGTTTGGCAGGATCGAACTTGCGGTCCAGAACAAACATTGCGCTCACGCCACGCTGAATCTCTTCAGCATCCAAGAACTCAGGGTTGACACCAATGCGCGGAGTCGATGCCTGCATGGCAAAGGCCATCTCGGCGCGGGCGATAGACGTTGCGTATTCCTGCATCGGAATAAGCCGCTCTGCCAGCGAGTATCCAAAGAAGTTGCCAACCAGGGGCTTCGGACACATGTTTGCCAGAGGGATGAAATCCACCTCTTTGGCATAGATGATGTACGCGCCTGAGAAGCAGACCTCAATGATCTCTTCTTCGCCATCGTTATCAATGTCGCGGCGAATCCAAGCGGTCGTCAGCATCACAACGCGACTGAATCGATCTGCTCCAGCAGAGGCAATCACGCCCTGGCCGGGGACCGGGGTAGAGTCACGAGCGTGGATAGCCAGATCGTTTTCTAGTGCGCCAGCTTGATAAGCACCGGCAGGACCGTAGGATGCATGTTCAGCAAAAGACTCAATATCAATGTAGGGATACTGAGCTTTGGCCTCGTGGATTGTCATGGGGTCATAGAACCCGCAGAAATCCTGATCCTGAATGGTGCTGATAGTCGGGTTGCACACAAAGTAGTGCTGTGCAACTTGCTTGATGCGAACCGTAGTGGAGTAGCCGGTCAGTTTGTACTGAGCACGGTAAATGGCATTAGCGTCTAGAGCATCGCCAGCGTCTTCGCCGGTCTCAAGAACGTCAGCCATTGCGGCTTCTAGATTGACATCAATCTTTCGCATGTTTTGGCGCTTGGCAGTCAGGCCCTTTTCAGCGGCCATGATCTCAAACACCTTCAACTCATCTCGTGTGCCCTCGACTTCTTTGTACATAGTCAAAGGATCTCGCACGGGAGAGACCATTACCACGCCGTTCTTGTTGAGCAAAGCACCTTGGGCCCAATCACGGATAACAGCATATGCATCGTTCTTGCTGTTAATCATGTACCGAACCATCTCGGTAGCTTGTCGAGCAGCCCTGCCATCTTCATGCTGCATACGCTCAAACTCAAACTCCACCTTGCCATTAGGCATCAGGCACTTTGTGATAACCGCAGTGGCGTAATCAACGCCAGGGTTAACTACAGGGTGGATGTAGTCGATACCACGGATAGGTTCCGTGGAGTTAGAAATCGGGATGTTGAGATAGTGATAAGTAGCTAGACGGTTAAACTGGTTTTTAGACTGCGTCAATCGCAGGTAGTCAACCATCTTGAGGTAAACCTCGTGGGCGACGTTTTCAACCAAGCCCTTTTGACCGCCAGATGCAGCAATGTTTGGAACGATAACGTTCTGTTTGTTTAGCATTTCGTATCCTTAAATTTGCTGAACCTTGCCTTCGATTTTAGGTAGCTTCCTAAATGTCGTGGCTCGGCTAACCTCCGACTCCCCATGACCTTGAATCAACGCCAAAATACCTATGCGGGCTGAGTCAATGTGGTCATCTGGATCAGAAAACCTACCGGCTTCATCAATAGCGTAATTCCTAGCCTCATCCAAAAACTGTTTGCAGTTCTCGTTAATTAGGAAAGTTTTACGCTCCATCCCCAGGCGCATTATATTAATCCCGTAAGACTTATGGTTAGTTACTTTTCCATCAGCATTAGGCGGGTTCAAGATTGCGCCAGGGATGACATTCAAATTGTAGTTGTCTTCAAAAACTTCTCGTACAGATTGTTCCGTCAGAGTGTATCGCCCAGGTTGCCCTGCATCATGCGGCAGTGCAATAGGAACACCCCTGGAATCCCTGTCTAGTAAGTAATGGACATACTCATCAGGCGTCTCACCTTTATTAACAGTGATCTGCTTGTGTAGATAAATAATATCCTGAACAGCATCGTGGAAGAAAAAACTAATGACCGTTGGGTCATTTTTCATCCCCAGGTCAAAACTAATCAGCCGCTCAAGATTAGGATTGCTCTTTAGATCTGTCTCAGAGGGGTCATAAGTAGGCCACTCCAGTAAAGGAAACACTACTCCTTGGCCGATAAGCGGTATGCCATTCATGCGGCATTCGCGTTCCCAGGGCATAAAGTCTCTAGACAGTTGGTCTCGTTCGTCTTGCGGAAAGAACGGTTCGCCCCATTCGTTCTCAAAAGGAATGTCGTTCCAAGTGACCCGGATGTGGCAATAACCTTCTACCTGATCCCAGAACTTACGCACCAGCCCAGACATACCTTTAAGGGGCGTGAAGGAGCAGATAACTTGGCCGGATCGGTTGGCAGTACGTACCACCAGTTCCGAGAAAACTTCGTCTGGCGGCTGTTCGTCAAGGACGACAAGGTCTAGTTCAAAGCCTTGCAGGTTCTTGGTTTGCTGGGTGTAGTTGGCAAAGTACAGCTTGGACTTGCCCCCGGTGATGTGCTTGATCTCCATAGCCATGATGTTTGCGCCATCAGTGCGAATGGATTTCTTGTCGATCATCTCCCGAGGGATTGCGCCGGTGCCGATCTTGTACTCTTGCTTAACGTCATCGCAGCCAACTAGTTTGGACTGTAGCGTTTTAGCAACCTGTTCCCAGGATTCGCCTGAGCACATAGCCACGATAGGTCGGTCCCAGCGTTTACCCTCCCAGTCGTCGGGATAGATGCCGGTAAGATGGTATGCGGTCTCAAAGACCGAGGCTACTGTTTTGCCTGAACGGTTTGCAGCCAGCATTCCACGGCGGGAATACTTCGCCCCTGTTTTAAAAAACTCTAGCTGATAGGGGAAAGGCCGAAACCATTTAATCTGGTTGTACTGCATGTCCGAGGCCAGTTTGTCCCTGGCCTTTCGCATAGCGTGGTACTGCTCTTCGGTGAGCTTCTCGACCTTCTTTTTCCCGCCAGCAAGATTAATTAAATACTTGAGAGCCCGTTCTTTGTAGATGGGCTGTATGTAATCAGAGGCTTCACTCTTGGACATACTTGTCGCGCAGCGTCAAAAGAATTTGTGCTGAAGCGGCAAGATAGTAGATTTCGTCAGGTTCAAGCTCGTGAGTGTTTTGCAAATCTTTTTGCAGCCACTCCAGAGCTTTCCTAGCGCAGACCTCTGCTTGAGTCCCCAGCTTCTTACGAAAGATAACGGAATAATCTTCCATTTACGCCCACGGGTCTGCAATGTTCTTCTGGGCAATAGACGTAAGTTCGCGGTCAATCAGAGGCCAAATGCTGCCACCCTTTTCGCCGATGCAGTAGGCATACAAGCCACGACCGCGCTCGGTAAAAGTGCCATCAGGACGGCGCATCACTCGCTCTTCAGTGCGAGGATCAATCCAGGTGTATTTCTCAGGCACGGTCTGGCCGTACTTATTGATACGAGTGCCGACAGGAATCTTCTCCAGCGGACCCATGATCTGATAGGTGATCGTGCCGTTGTCGTACTTGCGGAAAGAGATGTGGACCTTCTTGTCCGACTGCGGATCATGCGGGTGAGGCATGTTCGTCGCGCCAAAGAAGTGAACGCGCGATTCGATGTCCGGCAGATCTTTATCCGGGCGGGCCGGCGCAGGCTTTAGATCATCCTCGGGGATCAGATCTTTCTTATCCACATACGGGTTGTCATCAGTGATGAATTCCGCAGGGATCTTTTTGCCTTCAAGAACGTTCTTAGCGACAAGATACTGTTCTTCTTTAGGCTTGCCAACCAGATCTAGCGCAACGCCAACTCGGTCGTAAACAAACTGAGCTAGGTCTTTTGCGGTAGGAAGGTCTTCTTTCAGTGCTTCAATGTCATACGTTGCCATTTAATTCTCCAGTGGTTACTTAGGTTTCTTTGCAGTTTTAGCTGCTTGCTTAAATTGCTTTGCGGTTGGAGCGCCTTTTGTTCCGGGCTTCTTCATCTTCTCACCCGACCCCGCCTTGATGCGCTCCCGCTTGGCGTGGATATTTGCGTACAGACCTTGTGCCATTAGCAGTTCCAGTTCTTTAGTGACGCTGCTTTGCGAGTAGGCCGGCCCTTCTCGTCCTTCATAGGTCCAGGCATGCCAGACATACGAGCACAGAAAGACTTCTTGCGACCTGCATCTGCCTTCGTCTTAGGATTAGGTGCAGGTGCCTTCAGGTTAGAGCCGGTCTTCTTGTTGTAAGCCGCACGACCTTTTGCAGTCATGCCAGCCCCCTGCTCTGTCGAGCGGTAGTTAGCACCCTTGCCTTTAGTCGTGCGCGGGATCATACGCGGGAGGGACGAGTGCCTTTAGTAAAGCTGCCACCACGAATGTTCTGAACGTGCTGCTCAGACAGGGTGTTGACTTTGTAAGCATCACGCACAGCAGCAGCCGTGGTTGCGCGACGATCAAACTCGCCTTCGCGGGCAGACAGTTTGTCGTTGATGCCCTTGCTCACGCCTTTACGCATGGAGGCACCGCCAGAGATCACTTTTCCATAGCCGGACATATAGACCTCACTTCAGGTAGCTAGAGCCCTTGACGTATCCACCATTGGTGGTCTTCGTCTCATAAGGGGTCGGGGTGGACAAAGTAACTTTCTGATGACGGCCGCAAGTAACTTCATAGCCAGGCTTGGGAGCACCTTGAGAGCCAGCAGGAGTCATTTGATTGACTCGGTTGCCAACCACCTTGGTACAGCCACCCTAATGCTTGGCAGGATCTTTAGAGATATTGCCTTTGCGGCTAGGCGCCTGCCCCATTCCCGTCGGACCCTTGTCACCAGCGGTATCCCCGCCCATTTATTACCTCTCGCTTCTTCC